CGCGCGGCTCACGAGGGTCGTCGCGCCCTTCTTCACGGTCACGGTGATGTAGTTGGTGTTGTCGGCAGATACCGACAAGTTGGGGATCAGGTAGAGGCGCTTGATCTTGGCCGCGTTGAGCGAGGCGTTGATCGCGTATTCCACGTCGGTCGTGTTGTTGCCGACGCACTTCACGCGGTCGGTGAATTCGGTCATCATGGTAGAGGCTCCTGGGGGGGAAGGGAAGAAGCGGGGCCGACCTTCGCCAGCCACGCTCGGCGCTCGTTAGAGCATGTTGTAGGCGTAGAACACGACCTTCTGGCCGCTGCTCGACAGGGTACGCATGGACTTCCGCTGCGTCGCAACGATGTTGTAGATGCCGCGGGTGATGTCCTTGTCTTGCTCCACCATGACCGAACGGCTCTCGTAGTGCGCGAACTCGCCACGGCTCACCGCCACGAGGCCCGAGAGGGCGCCCGTGCCGGTGTAGAGGCCGGTGCTGGCGAGGTCCGCGCCCATCCAGCGCGAGGCAAAGAGCGGGTGCCCGCCGATGCTCGCGAGCTGGCCGGTGAGGATGGTGGCCATCGGCCCCATCTTGTCCACGGTGAGCACGGAGGAGTCCACCATGAGCTTCTTGTACAGCACTTCGGGGGAGGTGATGAGCGCGATGTCGGAGGCCGACAGCTCACCCATGGCGCCCACAACCGAACCCATCACGCCAGCGGCGGTCTGGGCGGCGGTGAGGTCCACGGTGGAGGAGCGGTCCACGGCGAGAGCGCGGAAGCCGAGGAAGCCGCGGCGGTGGTCGCCCGATCCGCCAAGGCCGGTGGCGCCCCAGCGGCTGCGGAGGTTCCAGGTGGCGATGGCGTCCTGATGGCTGGCGGTGGTGTCACCGTTCACCATGCAGTCCTCGTAGCCGTCGCTGATGGCGCGAGCGGCGCGGCGGGCAATCTCCGGCGCGAGGGCGAAGATAGCATCTTCGGTTGCGGCGTCGTCCACGATGAAGCGAGCCGCGAAGCCGGCCGCCTCGATGGTCTGCGAGTCGCTGGTCACGTCGCTCGCGGTGTACTGGTCGGGGTCGTTGGTGCTCGCCTTGCCTTTCAGGTAGGGGCGGCCGGTGTCCGTGATCTTGGGCACGATGATCGGGCCGTTGATGCTCACGGTGTTGAACAGCGCGGCGATGCCGTTGGCGGTGAAGTAGTCCTCGTACAGCGCGCTGATCGGCGTGTCGGGAATCCACTCGGCGCCGCTGCCGGCGGTGTCGCTGATCGACTTGACCAGGGTCTTCTCCAGCGCGGAGCGGAACCCGCCTGCGGTGGGGGCCTTGGCCGCGTGGGCGAGCAGGCGACCGCGGAGGGTGACGGGCTGGCGGCCGGTCACGCTGCGGTAGATGGTCGCGGCAAGCGCGATCTGCTTCAGCTCAGCGTCCCACTCGGTCGCGGGCGCATCGGTGAACAGGCCATCGCGCACCACGTCGACCGACTGGCCGGCGAACTGCACGCGCTCGACGCTGCGAACGAGGTTGATCGACCCGTCCGACCGGGTGAAGCGGGACACGAGCGCGGCTTCCCCGCCCACGGGCTCGGCGGCCTGCTTGCCGGCGAACGCCTGCCGCTCTTCCATCGCCCGCAGCTTCTCGCCGAACTCGGCCGCGGCCTTGTCGTGAGCGCGCTTGATCTCGGCTTCGGTGTTGTGCTTGGCCGTTTCGATCTTGTTGTGAACGTCGCGGAACTGGCCAAGAAGCTCGGCCTGGTTGGTGATGGTGATGTCCATGGGAGTCATTCCGGGAAGAGGTGGGAGAGGCCGACCGGCGAGGCCGCCGGCTGAAAGAGCTTAGACAGATCGTCAGCGGGTGCCGAACGCTCTGCCAGAATGTCAGCGAACATACCACGAAGCGCGGGCTCTTGTGCCAGCTTGTCAATCACCATGTCGGCGATTTCTGCGGCGCTCAGCTTCGACGCCGCGCGAACGGCCACCGCTTCGGGGTTGGCGGGCACCGCTACGATGCTGATTTCGAGCAGCTCGCAGTCGTAGTAAACTTCGCCGTATCCCTCGGCCATGTACGCCGGGTCATCCTTGGCGAGCTGAGAGCGAGACACGCGGCGACCGGGGCGGAAGCCCACGGAGACGGCGTTGATCACGCCGTCCTCCACGTCCTGCTTGATCTCCTGCGCGTAGGGCTTGGCGCTCCACTTCACCACATCGAGCGTGAGGCCCACGCCAGGCACCACCGCGACCTCGCCGCGCCCGACGACGTTGGCGGCGGTGTACTCGTGATCGGTCAGCACGACCGGGTTAGCGCGGTAGTTGTCGAGCCGCCACGTTGCTTGGTCCACCACGTCGCTCATGCGGTCGCTGGCGGCGGTGGAGGCCACGAAGAGCTGACGGGCCACGCCGTCCACCTCGACGGAGCGGCGATAGGCAAGGGTGCGAGTCGTGGTCATGATGCCTCGATGATCGGGACGGTGGTGCAGCGGCAGTTGGCGCAAAGGGCGGCGGACGCAAACCCGCCCGGCCCGTCGGCGGTGGCGCCAAGGAACTCGCCCGCGGGTACGGTGAACACCTCGCCTACGGCACGCTCCTGCCCGTCAAGGTAGGCGTGGGCATCGCGGACGTGCCGATCTCGGGCGCTCAGCCATTGCTTTCGCACGGCGACCCCCTCGACCTCGGCGTATCGCCCATAGGCGGCGGTGTGGCCGGCGCTCAGGCTGCGCGTCGTTTCGGTGCGAGCGATGAGCAGGGCGCGCGACGGGGAGAACGCGCCGGACTCCTGGATGCGGAGGCCGATGCCGTTCACGCCCTCGCCCGCGTCGATCCCAGCCTGCACCGCGGCGCGCACCTTGGCCTTGGTCGCCGGGTCCGTGAACGTCACGAACTCGGCGAGCCGCGCTTCTGTCGCCGCATCGGCCGCGCTCGCGTCCATCGTCCACGGCTTGCCGAGCTGGTCGGCGCCGTCCCGGTAGCCCGACTGGATCGCATCACGCAGCGCATCGCGCATCGATCCGCCCCATGCGTCAGCCTCGCCAGCGGGGAAGAGCCATCCCATGATGTCGTTCACGAGGTCTTTGTGAACCACGGCAAGCTCGATCGGCATCGTGTCGAGCCGCCCAACCACTCGCGCCGACTGCTTGGACAGCGCGCGACGGGTACGCACCGCGAGCGCCGTTTCCGCCGGGCCATGCACCTTCTCGACCCAGCCCGACCACACCGCAGCGCGTTGCTCCTCGCCCACCGGGGCAGGCGTCAACGTGGCCACCGGCTCGGGCTCGGCGCTACTCGCGGAGCGGAACAGGTGAAGGATCGAAGCCTTGGCCGCGGGCGCATCCTCGGCGGCCGGCGGCACCTCCTCGGCCACATCCGACAGCGGGGCATCGGCGAATCCCTCGTAAGCGGCGGCATCGGCGGCCGTAGCCCCGAGTAGCTTCCACGTCACCACGCGCTGTAGCCTCGCATCGCGCGACTCCTGAAGCGCCGGCACCGACGAGAAGTCATGCGACACGCGGAACGACGGATCAAACCGGCGAGCGATGCGGGTAAGCGCCGCGTCAATGACCGCCGCGCGAGCTACGAGCCCCTGCCAATACACCTGGTCTTGCTGCTTGGCGGTGGCGTAGTTGGTATTCGGGAGCCCCACGCGGGCGGGCGGCACGCCGAACAGGCCAAGCACCGTCTCGCGGGTGAGCTTGCGCTGTTCGCCGAACTCCATGTCGCGCAGGGTGAAGTGCGGGAACTCGGCTTTGATCGCGCCCGACAGCACAAACGCCGGCTTACCCGATGCGGCGAAGTCGCCGTAGCTGGCGGCGATCTGCTCGCGCTGCTCCTTGGTCAGCGGCATGTCACCCGCGGGCGAGATGATCGCCTCCGGCCGCCCCCGGTTCGCCTGCTTGGCCGCGAGCTTGGCCGCGCCTCGCTCGGCGTTCAGGTCATCCACCAGCGCGGAGATCATGCCCTCGCCGACCAGCGCGCGATTGTCGGCCATCCACGACGTAGCCGACACCATCGCGATCGACTCAGCCGCGAAGTAGCGCCGCTCCGCACCCGTGCGCGGGGAGAACTCCACCCCGGCGAGCTCGCCGAAGTCGTCCATGATGGGGCGCACGCTCTCCGGGTGCAGGAGCTTGAGCGACACCGGCAGATCGCCGCCCACGATGAGGATGGTAGCCGTGCCCGTCGGGAGCCAGTAGGTGATGAGCTGCCGCTCCCAGATGGCGCGGTTCATCGTCGTGGTCGGCTGCGCGAGGAGGTCGAGCAGCGGGTGCGAGGTGATGACCTCGGCGTCGGGCCCATCCCCGCGCGTCAGGCGCAGCGGCACGCCCGACAGGTCATCGGCGATGGCGTTGACGCACGCACGAACCCACGGGAACGTCGCAAACGCCGCCATCGATGCGTGCGGGTCGAACGTCGGCCCAGCGGGCGACACCGACGCGCCCCCGATCTGCGGAGGCTCTACCGGCATGCTGTACGAGTAGCCAAGCGCCCTCGCGATGTCCGGCCATGTGGGGAGGGACCACGCCATGGCGACAACGTGGCATGAACATGCCAATCTGTCAATGCGTTAGAAGCTCGCGCCCCAGTCCATGCCGCGGGAAAGGCCGAAGCACAGATAGCGGAGCTCGTCCATGGCGTGATCGTTCGCCTTCAATGGCAAGTCGGGCGAGTCCTTAGCCCCGACGCGCGGCGCCCACACATAGCCCTCGACCTCGCGGATCACAGGCAGGTTGCTCGGCGTGTCGTGTACGACCAGGTGAGGGCGCCCGTTGGGGTCGAGCGCGAGCCGCGAGGCTACCGCGTTGATGCCCGGTCGGATGTCCTTGCGCGCTGGCGTGCAGGCGATGCCGTGCTGCGCGAGCGTCATGCGGCCGTTGGCCTCCTCCGGGTCGGCCCACACAATCGACGGCTTCCCATGGCGCCCGAACAGCGTGTGGAGGTGGGCCGCGTGCTCCTCCCACCGCAGGCCGGCGAGGTAGTGCGTGCCGAGAACGTGGAGCACATCGTCGGCAGGGTCGAGGGCCGCCACCGAGCACGCGAACGGGTTGGAGGTGCCGAAGTCAATGCCCGCGTACCGCGGCCAGCTCGCAGGCGGGTCGAACGCCGGCACGACGTGGACCCCGCGCGACCACGACGAGTATACCAGCCCCTCGAGCGCGACGAACTTCCCGCTCTCGCGCGCCGCCCGCTCGTGGTCGCCGTAACGCGACATCCGCAGCGCCCGCCCGTGCTGGTCAATGTACGGATTGTCGCGGCCGTCCACCTCGGCGAAGCGGTAGCCCTCCTTGGGCGCGGCTTGGAAGTCGTCGTATACCCACGTCATGCCCTTGATCGGCGTCATGCTCAGGAGGATGTAGCAGCCTTTCCACGGCCGCCGGCCCAGCCGCATCAGGCACTCGCCGAACACGGCGCTATCGTGCTCCTCGTCCAAGATGATGATGTCGAACTCATCCGCCTGGTACGCCCGCGCCCCCTGATCGTTGCTCTTGAATACGATCGTACCGTTGTTTCCCACCGCACCCGGCGCCGACACCTCGGCCTCGCCATCGCCCCGCTCGTTACGCCACTTGCACCCGTGCGGGAGCAGGCGGCGCACCTTCTCGCGGAGCACCTTGCGGCTGTCGTTGCTCGTGAGCGCCGAGAACAGCACGCGACCGGGGTAGGGCGGGATCGAATCCTCGTGCAGCCCGTTCGCGGTTAGCCATTGACGTGCGATCGGGTGGCGGCTGCCGAGCATCGCAGCCACGGCGAACTCGGCAGCGAGCGCGCTCTTGCCGCTGCCATTCCCGCCGAGCAGCGCGAACGCGAGCGAGCCCGCTACCTGTTGCGCCGCTCCTCGCTGCGAACTGGCGCGTGGGGTCGCCACGTCCCACAGGCGCGAGTAGGCCAGCGGTGCCGCGGTACGCCGCTCGGCCCGCGCCTTTGCCGCTCGTGCGCCGTGGATGAGCTGCCGGCGGTCCATCAAATCGCGAGCGTTGCCCGCACGGCCGCCGCCGCTTCGTGGTTGCCCTGCGCGTCGAGGATGGCGATCGCCTCCTCCAGCGTGACGCGCTCCAGCTCGGCGTCGCTCTTGTCGGAAAGGGTCAACGCGCCCTGTAGCTCCTGCACCTCCGTCTTTGGCAGCCCGAAGCGGTCGGCCACGCTGTCGGCCGCTTTGAGCCGCACCGCGTGGTCAGGCGCACCCGCGATGGACTCGCCGCACGCGGGGCACTCGATCGCGCCGTCGGTCGCTTTGAGCGCATCGCGCCACACGCCCACGGCTGAGTTGAGCAGGCTTGAACCGACCCGAACCGCGCTTTGCCGCGCCTCGCGTTGGATGCGTTCGAGCTCTTCCAGCACCTCGGGCGTCTGCTGGATGGCTCGTACCGTGTGGCGGTGTACGCCCACGGCGTCGGCGATCTCCTGCTGCGTTGCGCCTGCCAACATCATCGTAGCGACGACGACCGCCCGCGATGTCACGTCTTGGACATGGCCGGACACCTACACCACCACCATCGCGCTCGACACGACGAGCAGCCCCGCGGCTACGGCCACCACACCCGCCAACGCGACGACCGCCCACACTGGCGGCGGCTCCCCTGGTGATGCCTGGCCCATGCCCCACTGTAGCACGCTCACTCGCCCCCGTACCAGTCGTCTCGCACCTCCCGCACCCGCGGCGGCTCCTCGCGATGCGGGTCCACCTCGTACAAGGT